AAATTGTTCCTTGGTAGTAGTCAAAAATGTCATACGGAATTCTAGTTTCTTTCCCATTATGAATAAAAATTTCAGCACCACCTTCTTGCCATTTTTCACTACGAACATGTTTTCCTAAATATTCTAAAGGACGAGTTGTAAAGTATTTATAATTATAAGGCCCTGTTCCTTCTTTTCTGGTATAGTGCGCATATGCGTAACATTTTGTTTTATCAAAATTTTCTGGTGGTTCCCAATTAGAATATAATTTAAAAACTTCTGTTTCTTCAACCATTTTATAATATATAATAAATATACATTATAAATAATAATTATTGTTTAATAGTTTTTTTTATATTTTTAGGATATGTGTCATTTCTTTTGATACAACAACCGCAATGATCTTCATTTGCTAAATCTACTTTTCTATTAATTATTTTAACATCTCGAATTAATGACCATCTTCCCAATTTAGGATATTCGATTCTACGAAAAAATTGTTTAAACCACATCATTTTTAAAAAATTTTATATATATTAAATAAATATCAAATTTTTAAAATTTCAAACTGGAAGGATCGGGAAATGCTTCAATTGATGTAGCATAAAAACTCTCAATTTGTTTTAAATAACTAAAATCATTTTTTGTAACAAAATTAATAGCCATTCCTTTACGTCCGTACCGGCCACTACGACCTATACGATGAATGTAAATCTCTTTTTTTAATGGTAGGTCAAAATTAATTACAGTGCTTACTTGTTGTACATCTATACCACGAGCAATAATATCTGTAGCCAATAAAATACGAACTCCACCTATTCTAAATTTTTGAATAACATTATTTCGTTCTTGTTGACTCATATCACTATGAATAGAACTGACTGTAAAATTATTTTGTTCTAAACGATGATGAATTTGTTGGCATTTTTTTTTACTATTACAATATATAATTGTCTGATTAATACTCAAAAATCGATATAGATCAGCTAAAACCTCAAATTTAAACTGTTCTTCCTCAACATTAATATAATATTGGTCAATACCCTCCAGAGTAAGTTCCTCATTTTTTACTAAAATTTTTAGTGGATTATTCATAAATTTAGTAGTTAAATCAAGTGTTTCTTCCGTAATAGTTGCGCTAAAAATACATACTTGAGTACTATTTGGTATAAATCGAAAAATTTCATATAATTGGTCCTTAAAACAACTATTTAGCATTTCATCTGCTTCATCTAGACATACTATTCTTAAACTACTTGAACGTAAATAATGTTTATTCATCATATAAAATACTTTACCAGGAGTGCCTATAATTAATTGGCAATCCTCACGAAACGTCTTTTCCCCATTTTCATTTAAATAATGGTCATTACCACCTATCAATAAACCAATATCAAATTTAGTATATGTATTTAATCCTGTAGCATTTGTATAAATTTGTATAGCTAGTTCACGTGTTGGTGCTAATATTAGTGCTTGCGGTTCATGTAATCTTTTATCAATAATTGATAAACTCGGGATTAAGTATGCTGCTGTTTTTCCAGTTCCAGATTGAGCTTGAGCAATAATATCTTTACCTTTTTGAATTGGTCCTATAGATAATTGTTGAATAGTGCTAGGACTTTCGAAACCATAAGCATATATTCCACGTAATAAATTATCACTTAATTCCATATCATCAAATGATGTAATCTTTTCTAAATTGTCATTATTATTCATTTTACTATATATAGATAATAATTATTAATATAATTATCTTTATATAGATGTTTTTTTTAATTTTAGTAATTCAAAATATAATATAGTAAGTAAAACTTTATCTAAATGATTCATATCAAAAAAATCTTTATTTTTTAAATAATCAATAAGATCAAGAGACATTTCAATTTTATGTTTTTCTTTAATGTTACTATGTTGATAAAACCAATATTTGAATAGTTCATATTTAATTTTATTAAAATTTTCATATATTGAGTGAGCTCTAGATTCATTCATTTTAATTTCATTATATTCTATTTTAAATTGCTTGTAATTACAATGGTAAATTGAATTTCCATAATTTTCTATTGTTAAAACAGGAGATATACTATAAGTTTTACTTGGAGAGTTCATATATATATTTAATAGCAAATATTTATTTTTTTAAATAAATAATTAATTATTAATATACATATATATGTATGTTTAAACATAAACACTATATTGCTGATGGAACATATGGTAAAGTATATCATGTTAATTACAATAATGTAGATAAATGTTTAAAAGAATATAAAACAGCAATAGATAATTTGGGTGTAACGGAAGATATTTTAAAGGAAATATTTCATTCTAGTCAAATATATTCAAATATATCTATTTCATATGTTTCTGAAAATTTTAAATATATAATAATGGATTTATTTAATGGTGATTTATATGATTATAAAAAAATGTATTACACAAATAGTGATTTACATTTAAAAAACATCAGTGAACAGATATTAAAGCAATTATATACCTTACATTCACATGGCTTTATTCATAGTGATATAAAAATGGCGAATATACTTTTTAATAAAATTAGTAGTACATTTACCTTATGTGATTTTGGATTATGTGAATATTATGGATTTCCCTGTATAAAAAAAAAATATATATGCACTGAATACTTTAGAGCACCTTCTCTTGGTATTAATAATAATATAAATTATGATATTTATAGTCTTGGAGCTACATTGTATTATTATGCTGGTAATAAATTTTGTGAAATAATAGATAATACCAAAATATCAAACAATGTGATTAAAGTTTTAATTAATTATAATCATGAAATTTCTGCCAAAAAAATTCTAGATATTAATCTTTTTTGTGAAAAAAAACAAAAATATTTGAAAAAAATAGTGCAGAAACTACATCTAAAAGAAGAAAATATTATAAATAATAATTTAAAATTAAATGATAATATATTTTTAAATTTAACTATTAAAAATAATGTATATAAGTCTTATCAATTTAACAATGAAAATCTATTTGAGCTTGATTATTTAGATGATATGTTTATTACTTATCAACAACGAGAGTTTACATTTGTCAATAATATCAATGATAATCTTATAAATGATAAAATAAAATTATTAAAATTACATAAACATATAAATTCCCATTTAGATACATTATTTTTTGCCTGGTATTTATTAGATAATGTCACATATTTAAATAAATTAGATAGCACTGATGAATTGTCTATATTTTTTAATTTTAGTTGTAAATTATTAGAGTTTAATAATATTACTAAAATAGAGTTAGCTACCTATTCAATAATAGAAGTGGAATATTATTTAATATCTAAATTTCTTAAAAAAGAATTAGTATTTACTCCTGGAATGTTCTATATATATTATTTTATATATCAAATAGCGAGTCAATATTCCAATCAATATTATATAGAATATCGCATGCTAGAAAGTATTGTATTACCTATTTATATATTATATTTATTAAGACCGTTTAAATGTAATAAGAAAAATACTTATATAAAATTGGCTTATAGAATAGTGTTGATAGCAATCGATTTTATATTTAAAAAAAAAATCAATGATAAATGGTATAAAATATTAAAAATGACTACATCTTTCCTGGATGATGATATTAAATTATTGATTATAGAAAATAATGAATTACGAAATTATCTTAGTTCTACTCATAAAGAATAATTCCATTATTGATATCATTTTTAATATTTTGAATTTCGTCAATTCGTTCGTTGTGTTCACGTTTTATTTCAGTAACTATTTCGTCAATCGTAATTTTTAAGCTTTCGTATTGTTGTTGATTCATTTCATTTTTGTTTTCAATATTTTCAATAAATAAATTGAGTCTTGTTTCTAAAGTATTGATACGTGTTCGTATATCTTGTAAATCGACCTTGTCAATGATAACAGGTTGACTTGATATATCTGTATCATCAATAGTGCATGTTTGTTTTTTTTTATTAAAATTAAAAAAATTCATTTTTTTAAAATCTTTACTTTTTTTGTTGATAAAATTATTAATAATTGATTTTAGTTCATTAACACTATTTTCTAATACTTTAATTTTGTCTATAGGGTTGCTTTTATTTTCCATATATAATAGATATTTATTTTATATTTGTTTAAAAATATAGTAAATATAAATATAAATAATGAAGATCCTTTCATTTGATATCGGAATTGTGAATATGGCGTATTGTTTAATTGAAAGTTTACCTAATAAAAAAATCAAAATTTTAGATTGGCAAGTATTAAATATTGCTGGAATACCGGACTGTTGTATGTGTAAAAAAAGAGCTAAATCCTATGTTTTACTTAATAATCATAAGGACCCAACATCTGTTAATTATTATTGTACAAATCATACAAAAAATTATGCTGAAAAATATTATACTAAAAAAGATATCCTATTCATAAAAGATACGAAAGATATGGATTTAGACTACTTAGGTAATATATTATATCAACAATTAGAATCTCGTCCCCATTTAGTTGATGGGGTCGAATGGGTTTTATTTGAGAATCAGCCTGTTTTAAAAAATCCTAAAATGAAATCGATTCAAATGATACTATATAGTTATTTTCTCTATAAGAAAACAATTAACAATGCTACTATAGGAAATTTAAAATTCTATACGGCACGTAAAAAATTAGAAATAAAGGGTCTTCAATTGGATGTAACTTGTTTTGATAAGACGGAGTATAAGGACCGTAAAAGTTTAGGTAAATTAATTTGTAAAGAGATATTAAAAAAAATGGAAGATTATGAAAATTTAAATAAATTAGAAGATAAAAGTAAACAAGATGATTTATGTGATTGTTTTGTTCAAGGTGTAGAACACTTACAAACAATTGGAGAATTTATGATTGCTTAAAACATAATGTATTTTCAGAATCGATCATAACCATCTTGTATGTAGAATCGTTCAAAATCATCTATTAAAACTGCTGGGCCGTGCGTTAAAAATAAATATTTAATTCTAATAAGATTACCAGCTACATCACGCATATTAAAACTATTCATTAGAGTACTTTTATACCCAATAAAAATACTTCTGGAAATGTGTAATTTTTTTTAATACTAAATATTTAATTCTAATAGGATTACCAGCTACATCACGCATATTAAAACTATTCATTAGAGTACTTAATGTGTTATTTTTATCAAAGAAAACCGCTGGTATTTGTAAATTAGTGCGTGAACTAGACTGACCATTTATAGTGTCAACTACAGGAGATGAATTAAACCTAAACTGTTTTATTTCTGATAGTGTCACTGAACCATTATTATTTAGTGTTTTAGTTTGAACATTTAAAATCAGGGGTTCTTTTGGGTCACCTCGAAATACCCAGTCTAGTATATTCGCATATAGAGGGTCCTTAACGAAATCAATATCTACTCTCTTATCTAATACCCTATCATAGTAGTTAGCAGATTTTATGATAACTACTGAACTCTCCTGCTTATCAAAAAAATAGTCTAAAAATTCATTATTGCTATTAAGTGTTGTCTTTACGGATATACTATTTGTTATATTTTCTTGTAGTAAAAATAGACTACTTACATTTAAGTAGTTATGTATATTTAAGAGTGTAATATCTTTTTCTAGGTTCATACCTCCTAACTGATTAAAAATATAGTCACCACCTAGGTGTAGTACAACAGGCTGAAGGTCATCTATAAATGTTTTCATT